GAAGCGGGACGAACCGCAGCCCAATCGGCTTTCTCCCCATGATATTAACGGGTCGACTTAAGCCAGCCTCCTATCATTCTTCCTATTTCTGAGGTCATCTTTGCCCAATTTTCATATTTCTTAATTGGCAAAAACTGGAGGTCCTTTGCGAGTCTTATATAGTAGCGAAGCACCTGTAAATTAACATCTGCTGTCTGTATAGCATTCTTCTTGTAATATTTTTTGTTAGCCATAACTATTGATTCTAAAAGATTAAACATGGCCTTTTTTGTTTCTGCGGCTAAAGTATGTCTTTCACTTTTTGGATATTGTCGCAAACAAATGTATCCATATTCGATCATGTCATAGGTCTTCTGCAAGATTTTTAGATCTTCTGCCAAGGCGCACCTCCAAAAAAGAGGACGGGCGATAGCCCGTCCAACAGATTACACTCTTCAGAACCCAGATTACCCAACAAAAGCCGGGCGAAACCCAAAGGTGCTAGACGTGCTCGAACGAGCGTAGTACAGAGTCAAGTAGAACAGGCCCGCAAACGCACCATGGGTCCAATAGCCGCCGCGAAGCGGGAAGCGTTCCCCATAGTTTCGTATATAAAGATATCCTTTAGGATCTTGTGAATATGTCCCATCACTTAAGGTAATCGGTGCAATTGCTGCCTGCAGCATCGATGCTGGGACGTTATAATCTACCTTTTTGGTTAGATCTTTCCAATTAGCTATAGACAGATATCCGTAATATCCATTATCTCCAACTGGTCCGGCATATTTTGTGATCTCATTGGAGATCACCGGATCGCCAATATCGCCCGAAGAGCTTTCATCTCCAGTGGCCGTTGAATCAAATCGTACCCCCGTATCGGGCCAACTCGTTTCGGCAAGATTAAAATTATTATTTGACGGCATAAGTATTTTGCCGTCTACCAGTTTTAGCCCATCCACCCATTCCGAGACATTGCCAACAAGATCGGCAATGCCAGTAAACGTATTGTTATGCCTCCACGATGCAGGTCCAGAACCAGTTAACGTCCTTCCAGTTCCAGAAGCAGTTCCTGGAGCAACGTTATCCACTCTGGTCCCAGTTTCATACGTGGCCTCGTGTGATCTACCATAATTAGTATTGCCACGTGGCTGAAACTCGTTCTTTAGGCACCATAGAGCAACTGCTGCCCATTCCCAATTGGTCATAAGATGCCACCCTGCACCCTTTGCAGTGCAGGCCGCTTTGGCATTGTCAAAATTGATATTTACTGTTGGGTCAACATGAGGTATCGAACAGGCGCGCCCATCATATATTTTCGCCTGGAAGGCGCCAATCAATATCTCCGATTTTTCTATGCCGCCAACGATAAAGGCGGGATGCACGCCCGAGCCATAAATTGGACCAATATCCTGCAGATTAAATTTCGGTATTCTCACCATATAAGATGGAAATCCTTTGTCATCATACAGAATAGTCATTTGCCCTCCAGTTGCGGCCTCGACTGATGCTCTTAATGTGTCCTTAGTAAATATTACTGGCATTCTACGCTACCTCCTCTTCCTCTTTTTGATATTGCCATAAAATTAATTCCACCGATTCGAGATCAAGTGGAATTTTGTTTACGCTGCATACTGGGTTCCCTGCATCATCAAGCTCGTCGGTTTCTACAAGTTCATATTTTGCAGGTGGGATTATTATGGAAACGACATACGCATCGCCTAACCCAATAATCAGCTCTCCATTTTCCCTGCAAATATCTATAATTGTCTGGCTGTCTTTCTGCTCCTCCTCCAGGTCAATTTCTATATTTTCTACTGTTAATTTTGTCCCCTCTAAAGCTACTTCCGCATAAGGTCCAGGTTGGATTTTGGTAATTATCATCACATCACCCCCTATAAGCTGAACTTCTTCGCTGTCCAGCGCACCTTGACGTTATCGGCAGTGCCATTCAGGCAAATCTTAAAGCCATTTGATTGCCTTTCATCCGCATAAACATATCCAAGCTGAAACCCACCGCCTGTAAAATCATATACGTCAAGGTCGATGGCATAATTAGTATCAAGCATATTAAAGGGCAACGACACATATATGAATGGTGCGCTTGTAAAAGACGTTGGAGCATTCGGCTCAAGTCTTCTCACATCGGTTAGTGTGACATTGCCAATATAAGGATCATTGGCTTCGGTATTACCGGCCGGGACAGTTACGCGATACAACGGAATCCCGTTGGGTGGTACAGATTCGTCCAACCCTGTGCAGAAAGCTTCCCATTTTGTAGCACCCATGGCAAGATATATATAACAGTATTTTGTCGTGCCAGATGAATTGCTTGGTATTGCAGCGCCATTTGTTTCTGCCTCAATTGGGATGATCATCCCGCCTGCAAAGGCCTGCCCACTCGCCAGATTGATATTTCTTGTTGCTGTGGCCGATTTTGTTATTGTACAACCCGAAATGATCCCCTTGTTTTCGATTATCACTGTGCCCGTTTGGAATCTCTTGGTTAAAGTCTTGACGATTTCCCTGTTCGCTAAACTCCCAAGGTCCATTGCCTCCAATAGAGTCCCCAAGATTGCATTTTGCATGTCAGGGCTAACGCCTTCTACCTGCTCCTGCAAATATGCAAGCATGTCTGCCAAAGTCGGTTTGTCACCTTTGGCATCATCAATTTCCGTTTCGCATCCTACCACGCGAGTGTCGAGATTCGAAAAATTGGCATCTATCTTGTCATATTTCTCATTCCATGCACTAGGCACGGCCGGAAACGAATCCGGATGTCTGCCTATTGTGCTGTACGGTAATGCCATGCATCTTCACCTCCATTAAAATCTGATTTTAATTTCCACTTCATAGGTCTCGTCTGTATCTTTAATTTTTGGAGAAAAACACCTATAGCCTATTAAATACCCGCTTTCATCTAATAGCCCCACCTCCGAAATTCTAGCGCCAACAAGCTCGTCTTTTTCGAGCCTCCCAGTCCCCGTCACGCTCATTGGATCTTCTTGCGTAACATTACTCAGCTCTTTTCTAAGCCGTTCGTGATATAAAGTAGTACGCGCCGGATCCATAGCTTTTGGCGTAAGATCTGTATTATGCCCACCATCGCCAAAAGCCATATATTTAACTTTCGGCAGTGCCGATCCGTCATACATATGTTTTGCAAGCCTTTGACGAAATTGATTTATTATCACCGCTTCAGCCATCTTTTCCCACCTCCTTCCTATAAATACGTTATCTTTGCCGAAGCCCTTGGCCCAGAATCGCCGACATTCCAAGAGCCATCAACAAAAATATTTTCATCATACCCGACAACCACGCCCCCTACTGGTGCCTGCGCATAGGTCGCGTAATTTACAAATCCAAATGCCTTCATGGGGTTTAAGCCTATATCCCAAGTCCCATCAACCAAGAGCCCTAATGGATGGCCTCCAACGAGCCACGATCCATCTACAAGTTGTCCGTCTATTTTCGGTTCTACTACATCATGTGGTTTTTTAGCATACATCCATTCCCAAGATGTTTTATGGACTTCTTCCCATGACGGATTAAGCACCCCCGTGATGATGTTTTTTGTAATGTATTTTCGAGCTACGACATTAACCGTATTTGTATATCCGACCTGCCATGAGCCGTCAGCCCTCAAGGGGATACGATCATCTTCACGTAGATCCCAAGGGTGCCCTATTGAAACGATATGAGGGATAATCGTAAGAAATCCTTCTGCCATGCATGGATAAACGGTTTCTACTGGTTCAAAGAAGATAAGTTCCCCTACTTTCCACGAGCCGTCTGCGATGAGTTGTCCAGTAGTATCAATCGTGTATGGTTTCGGGTCTGGCCCAACGACCCATGAACCATCAACCATGAGCCTGCACCATGGATAGTATTTTTGAGCTTGCATGAGCATGTAAAATCTTGGCATTGTACATTTTACTAATATAGCCATATCCAGGTTTAGCTTCATGATATAAAACCAAATTGGCCATGCCCGTGCAGGCTTCATTTCTTCGATTGCCCATTTTATTTCGTTTAGCCATTCTGTTCTTGCAGCCTCAGCCAAATCTAGCTTAACAGCGAACTGTGCCCAATGCGGTATGTCAGGCCATCCAGATATGTCATATGATCTTTGTATTATTTTCGGAGAATTGTCGGTTACTAACCATGTACCGTCTGCAAAAAGCATCCCAGCATTAAGATATGCCTGCTTGGCTTCATGATATTCGATAATTTCAACGTCGCTATAGCCTAAAACACCGAGTAATCCCAATATCCCTGCTTTTGTGCCTTTTATTTGATGCCACGCAACAAATTCTCTAATTAGCCCACGTTTGATTTCTTCAGCCCAATTGGGATCATATAAATCTACGTGAAACTGCCATGCCAGCAAATCCAAAACCGAGTTAGGGAGTTCATCTATCCTTGGGATTATCAATGCGTACTTTATATCGCCTGTGACTCCCTGTAACTCATCATCTATTGCCTTCGCAGCATCTACTGCTGATTCATCTGCCTTTACACTTTCAGGCAATATATCTAACAAGCTCAGCTCTTCAAGATTAATCATCTTCTAGCCCACCATAAGTTATATTGGTAGTTATGTCCTTCGCCACCTGATATTGTTCAAGTTTAACGAATACAGGTTGTGTTATTTGCGCTCGCTTGGCCCCTGCATTTACGATTCTCCTCGTCAGTTCAGACGGATTTATGTCCCTGCCAAGCTTTTCTTTCTGCCATGCCTTAAACTGAGCAGTTGCGTCCTCTACAGCGGACTGAATGTTGCTTACCAAAGAGGCATCGTCTTTTCTTATGTAATAAGTAAAGTTGATCGAATAATTTACTACCGTCGGAGCATGAACATAAACATAATCTGTCAGTGGCCTTTTATTGTCAGCAGAACAAATAGCCTCCACGGCGTCTAATATTTCTTGGCTTGGCAACTGCCCACCCTTCAGCAAGGGGCAAATGTTAACCTGCCCAGGCGTAGGAGAATATACGGCAACATCAGCTATATCCTGATGAGCCGTTAATGCCCAATATTCATATGCTCGATAAGGCCCAGCCGTAGAAAATGATTCCGGCACAAGTCTAATGCGCTCCCTAAATGCCTCGTCTCCTTCAATATCGATTCCGCCCAATGTTTCCGTGGTATTTGCAGTGCTTGCTATGTAAGGGATAGGGTCAATAAGTCTTTTTATCTGCCCAGGCAGGTATCCATTCCCCACCTCGCCAACTGCCATACATTCAGCTGGTATATCTATGCTTAATTGTCCTGCAGGTATTTCAGCATAGGCCGTTGTGGCAAAAACAATTTCACTTGATTCCGCCCTGACCCTGGTCCCCTTGGGTATAGCTATAACATCCTGTCTGGCTTCAGATAAAGCGAACCTGATAGTTGTGGTGGCAGGCTTCGCAGATAGACGCTTTACGCCAAGTAATGCACCAATATGATCAAGGTAATCTCCTATCGAATAGGCAAGTAGGTTCTGTTTCGCTGAGAAATCAATCAAAGCCCTTTGCTGGATAATAATCGAAGCAATTGATAGCAAAAACAGCCTAACAGGATCACCGGGAGCCAGCGTCCTGCCGGCAAGGCTTTCATAAGTCGAAATAATTTCGCTTTCTATAAGTTTCGAATCCTTTTCTGCAAATGCAATATCAGGCAGCGAGCTAAGTTGCATTAATCTCCAACCTCACTTTCGGCCTCAATATGCCGTCCATACCGTCGCCTTCATATTTCACCTCAACCACTCTTGCGCGAGGCTCCCACCTGCGTATTGCCCCCACGATCTCAGCGCTCAATTTAGCCTGTGCGACAGGCATGGGATCATCCAGCATAGTGGCAGATATGCCAAATTCCCTATCGAGCGGGACGGAATATTTCACGGTAGTGAGGATCGTCTTAACGTTCTGCAAAACTTCTTCTTCAATCGTGTCAGGCGAAAAATTTATCTTGCTCACATCGCTTATTAAGCTAATTTCATGCATGTCACATATACTCCTCCAGCTCAATATTCACTTCTGCCACCAGTACATTTCCCCTGTTATCTATCTGTTTATGTGTCCTCCTGAAATTCTTTATTGCCCAAAGATTTTCTCCATAGCTTTTCCCGCCGATCACAAGCGACACGGGGCTGCCTGAACGCTGGACCAGCCTTAGTTTTTCTATTTCCGACATAGGATTAATGCCCAAAGCTACATCGAAACGCATCGTAAAGGTTATCGTATCCAAATCCGGCCCCAAGAACTCGGTCTTAGGCTTCTGCAGATGGATCTCGTGTTTCCCTGTTCTAATTGAGGAAGTTTGCTCGAAATTATCAAACGTAAGGACCTTGTCGCTTGATACAGAAAAAACAATTATGTTATTCAGTTTTTCATCGCCTATTGCCCCAATCATCTATAACCACCTTCTATTGCGGAGGATCTGTTGGGCCGCCGCTGTCATTCTCAGGATGTACGTGATTCTTTAGA